GTAGTGACCACGGGTCTGCACCGACTTTCTAAGTCAAGCTAATAGTGACTCAGAGGTACCATAAAGTCAAGCACTTTACGTCCCTGTGTGGAATTAATCACGTATGTTCCGAAGTTGTGGAAATCTAAACTGTTAACTTTTCTTGCGCGGGCCACAAACTTCTCTATTTCATCGCTAAATACTGACCAATACCACTTACGTTGCTCTTCACTGATGCTTGGAATAGGAGGGAGCTGGCTCTTCCCTGATATATAGTCTACAGCATTACCTATCCCCATCTTATTAGCAACCTGTTGTAATAGTTTAACATATTTAATATCCTGCTCATGATTACTCGTCTTCATTAGTTTCCACCATCCAGTTTCTCTACACATGGCGACAATTTTCCAGATTTGTACACGCTCAAGCAGTCCTGAATCGTTTCCATAAATCTTTCCCTTAGTGTATTTCCTTATCTTGCTCTGGGTCTTATATAATATGGGCTTAAAAACCTTAACGTTTGGTGACAGTTTTTTTCTTATGTGATATTCGCGCGAGTACCATGTGTCCTTGTACTGACTAATTTCTTCTTTCGTTGCTAAAGCTGCTAGTTTTTGTTCTGCCAAAGAGTGGACTGCCCTTGCATAGCCTGGTTCATTTTCCAGTTCTATCCCGATTTCCTTCCCCACTCTTCTTAACTTTTGTCTTGTTCCGTGAGGTTGAGCTTGTTTCCCTCTGTACTTAATATTCGTTAAATTGATATGTAACTTAGGATGTTCCGTGACTGTCGATCCGTCCCAACCAGGCATAACGCCGATACCGCCCAGGTTAACTGGTATTTTTGCTATCTTCTCTGCAGTATCTCTGTCTGTGTGTAACTTGCCAGTAAGATATTCAATAACATTGGTATTTCCTATAGCCGGGTCTTTCCTTAGTCTTCTGTAACATGAATAAATCAACTCACACTCGCCCCTGATCTCGGATGTGATGTCTGCCTCTTCAGGCTTGTTTGGTTTTCTAGTAGTAATGCTCGGAAGTACACGCCATGCATACCCGAGGATCTCATTATCCATAAAAATCTTTCTTAGATACTCTGTGCGTGTTTTTGAGAAGAAGTTTTTTTGCGGTTTGATAAGCATACCACTATTATTAATCGCTATAAGATGGGCTAATCCTAGACCTAGCTTATCTTCATTTACTTCAAATTTCATATCGTCACCTTCTACATCAAGACTCTCAATATCTAACGTACTAGCAACTTTCCTAACGTACTCAGAGGCTAACCTATTTGCTATCTTATTTTTGACTGATCCAACCGTTGATGTATCATATTTCCCTGATAGTAGGCCCGAGTGTTGTATTACATCAGCTCTGTCGTTGTTTATATCTAATATGTCGAAGCCTCGTTTGACTATTTCGTCTCTGAAAACTTGTGGCTCTGTATCGTGTTGTCGTCGTATACGTACTACTGCTTTTGCTTCCATCTCTAATACCCGGTTAGCAATTTCCACTTCGCCGTCACTCATGTTTTTCTGCGATATCGACAGTATTTTGTGATTCATTGTGTCGAGTTCATCCAACATTACTCTTTCGTCGAATTCGCCTAAGTCTGCAGGTACTTTAATGGTGTCTGTGTGTCTAGTGTCACGTACATATCTCTCTATCTTTTCTGTATACCCTTGGCCTAATGTAAACCCCTCCTTATCTTTAATGTATATCCCGCTTACCCGATAGTATATCCAACTTTTGACTAAGTATGTCCTAAAATCGCCAGAAACGGCAAGTCTTACCTTCCCTAACTCAGACTTGAAGAGTATACTATTTGCATCACTATTTTGATCTGTAATAAGCTGCATGATTTCTTCTGTACTTAAAAGTTCACCAATTTGTGCCTTTGTTAATGTTACTCTTTTGCCTTCAATTTCTGCTTTTGCCCAGGATCTTGTCTCATCTCCCATATATACATTACCGCTTGTTGCCCACAGGTCTCTGTTGTCAATATAATCATATAGGCTTATGTCGTTCTTAAGGCTGACATCTGTCTCTTTTGTAATTTTTGTCAATTCGTCAGAAAATTTATCAATGTATCCGTCTTCTGTCCAGTCTATTCCGTTATAATATTTAAGGCGTTTTGTTTTGCTGAACCATCTCTCACATCGATCAAACATGTTCTCTGCCATGAATGGGTACTTAGGGAATCCAAATAACGAGTCTAATCCAATAAATAGGTACCACTCCGGTGAAAAGGCTTCTCCGTTCAGTTTTGCAACATTAGCTAGTTTTTTTGCGTTGTTGATTGATACTTCTTCATCCCTAGAAAAAATCTTTTTATTAATACAAAATTGTACGACCTTTGATAGGTCGCTAAAATGTTTATTTACATATTTAACATTATAAGCCGCTTCCGTTGACCAATATCTTACTGGGTCGGGTTGGTCAAAAAGATTGTACTCAGCCATGCCCTTGTGATCTTTAATCCATTGCATCATGGCACCTTGTTCTTCGAACTCCACTGAACTCCCAGTTCCGGTTAGACCTACATCTGCTACGTCTCCTGGCATCACTGTCACAACGTACTCATTATCGATATCAATGCCGCCCACTGTTATTCTTTGTCCTTTCCTTCTATCACTCATTCTATACTTTAACCTGCCTAACCAGTTATTATCAGGCCCCCACCGGATCTCATCACTATGT